GGCGTCGCCTTGTTGGGCGGCGCGACGGTGGCGGGAACGGCGAGTCTGTCGGGTGACACGCCGAAGGAGGACAGCAAGGCGACGCCGGATGTACGGGCGTTGCCGCGCACCGGCGAGAAGTGCAAGCAATGTCCGCCAGAGCAGACCGGCCTCCCCGTACGGAGGTATTACCGCATGAACCGCGAGCCTCGAGAATATCAGGGGCGTGTCACCAGCCGCCCGTATAGTATCGAAGAGGGATGGAGCGAAGAATGGAGTTGGCTCGGCTTGGACTATGATGGGTTCCAAGCGAGTGAATGTCTGCTCCAAGAGGCAAAGGGCAACTTCGATCAGTTCTTCAGCCGCAAAACACGGCGACCGATGAAGTGGTTTTCGGGCTTCGGCAAAATCGATCTACAGATCGAGGCTCGCGCCAATATCGTACGCGCCAACCCTCCAACGAAGCTCAGGTACTACTTTCAAACACCGCTGACGGCGTCGTATTTCCGCGAGCGCCTCGCCCGCAACGGCATTGCCTACGTCGTGACAGGTTAAACATGAAATTCTTCTCACGCTTCATTGATAAATCGCGCGATGCGTCCAACATCACTGATTACTTTGACGATCTGGGGAAGCTCGCCGAGGTGATCCACGAACACGCTCCAAAATTCGATCGTTGGTACCTGACCGGTGAGACGAAAGAGGACGCATTGCTTTACAGCGCATTCGAACACTGGAAGCCGACGACGGCAGCGCTCGCGGTGGTGCGCACCGAGCGCGGCAGAAATGACTACGCCTCCATTTCGCTATGGGACGGCGGCAACGATGAAGAGGAATCCGCATCCCTGAGCTGCGTGATTACGCCGAAGGACAATGCGAAGGAAATCGAAGCCGACTTCGTCGACGATCAATTGTTCGCGATGGAGTCGGCGCTTGCGATCGTCTCGACTCTGATTGAGCTCACGTCGCCATCGTATTTGACCGTTCAGCCGTATGGCTACTTCGAGAAACAGGTCTTCGACGACAAGCCCGGCGTCGGCTGGATGCTCTACCTGCCGAAGGTCATTACGCAACAGCAGGTTCCGGAAGCCCGAGCGCTGATTCCCGTACCCGCCAAAGGCAAGCAAACCGGCACGATCATCATCAGCGTCACGGACGCCCCGTTCTCGGTCGACAATCCCGAGCACGTCGCGATCGCGAATCGCATCGAGATCCGGCTCGTCGATCAAGACTTGCTCCCCGCCTACGTCGATATCTGAAGCTGAACCCGCCGGCGCGATTACCGCGCCGGCCGCACGCGTCCAAACAATCCGACTGGCTCCGCCGAGTCGCCCCAACTAAAAGTAATCCGCTCGCGGCGCTCGACGCCCTTTCCGCCACCGACCGTATACTGAATCGGCACGCTCTCGATATGAAAGCCGGCGAATACGCGCCGGATCGCACACGCTGAAGCGAAGTCGAAGCGGGCTCGAGCTGTACCGCTCACTCAGGACATGATTAGCGCGCTGGAGCAGCGCAGGCGAACCACTACTGACCTCGTATTCACGCGGGAGTACACGCGCGGAGACGGGCCACCCAAGCTGATTCGGCAGATCGACAAGCGGGACTTCGCGCGTGCGTGCCGGGCGACCGGAATGGTCGACTTCCACTGGTACGATCTGCGCCACACCTGGGCGAGCTGGCATGTGCAGCACGGCACGCCGCTGATGGTGCTGAAAGAGCTGGGGGGCTGGGAGACGATCGCGATGGTGCAAAAGTACGCGCACCTCGCGCCAAGCCACCTCGCGCAGCACGCCGACACTGTCAAGTTTCTGTCAATGTCGGCTGAGGAGGCGATAAAAACGCCGCTATCGGAAGCGGCGCAAATCCTTGCTGCATAAGGCTTTGAGCTGGCCCGCCCTACACGATTCGAACGTGTGACCTACGGCTTAGAAGGCCGTTGCTGCTGGGCGGCAAACCCTTGCAGGGCTTGCCTTCTATCCGACTGAGACCAATCTAGTCACACTCCAGTCACACCGGCGACCTCCTTGGAGGCCGTATGGCGACTGTAAGCAAACGCGAAAATGGATGGATGTGCCAAGTTCGCAAAAAGGGATACCCCGCCACTTCAAAGAAGTTTGCGACCAAGATTGAAGCTCTTGCATGGGGTCGCATGATCGAATCGGAGATGGATCGCGGACTATTCGCGAGCCGTAACGATGCCGAGCGAACAACCCTCGCGGACTTACTCGATCGGTATACCCGTGACATATCCCCGACCAAACGCAGCGGCGGCAGTGACATGGGGCGCGCGGGGAAGCTCAAAAAACAACTCGGTGCGTACAAGCTGACCGCACTGACCGCCTCCCATCTCGTCGACTACCGAGACGCGCGACTTAAAGAAGTGTCACCGCAAACCGTAGTCCATGAATTGAATCTCTTGAATCGCGTATTGACATTGGCGACCCGTGAGTGGGGTATCGTCCTGCCCGCTGGCGTTCCGAAGGTCATCAAGCCCCGGAAACCGCAAGGCCGGGATAGGCGGCTGCACCCGGATGAAATTCAGGCCATCATCGACGCGACTGAATCACTTGACCTGCGAGACTTCATCCGGCTCGCCGTGGCGACCGGCATGCGGCGCGGTGAACTCGCGTCTCTGCGATGGGAGAGCATCGACCTTGCGCGACGCACTGCGCATCTACCGGTAACGAAAACGGACTCACCGCGTACTGTGCCGCTATCCACCGATGCCGTAACCATCCTACATGCTCGGAGGGTAGCGCAGTGCGTCGCACCATTCAACGTGACGTCTGACGCCCTTACGCGGGCATTCTGCCGTGCTGTGCAGCGTGCGAGAAAACTCTACGTTTCGACGTGCGCGGTACTGGATCGCCCCATCGATTCGAACTGGCTCATTGGCATCCGATTGCACGACCTCCGACACGAAGCCACAAGCCGCCTATTCGAGAAAGGTCTCAATCCGATGGAAGTTGCCAGCATCACCGGCCATAAGACGCTGAGCATGCTCCAACGCTACACGCATCTGCGCGCCGAGGATTTGGCGAAGAAGCTAGGTTAAGGAGACTTTCGGGGCCGCCCTGTCTGCTTCCGGGGCGGCTCTTGCATCTCTGGTGCGAACGGAGCCTCCTTCGACAACGGATGACTGGCCCAATTCTTCGCCGCTGCGATCTTCTCTTGAATGACGTTCTTCGAGCGTGCAGGTTTGATCAGCGTCCCGTCGGCGGCCTTGACCGGTTCATGGTTCGGGCCGCTCAGTTCAAAGACAAGGTCGACCTTTTCGCGGTCGCGCTTCTTGCCCTCGAATTCTTCCTCATGCGTGCCAAGCTCGAAATAGCCGACGAAGCGAGCGCCGCGAATCGAGATAGCCGGAGGGATATACCCAACGTTAACCGGATCACGCATATTAGGTAGTCGCCCATCTTTAACAGCCCGCTTAACTCGTTCTGCAATGTCGTCGTTCATGCCAACCTCGATAGGAATCGGTGCGGCATCTTAGCAAGATGTAAATCCGGACTCGAACTCCGGACTCGAACCGGCACCACCTATTTTCGTTGCACTCCTTCACAATTCCGCACCGACGTTGCAGAATGTCCGCTCCCACCGACCAGGATCGAGCCATGCCGAAAGTCAGAACGCACCACTTGCCTGAATCGCGACATCAACCACAAGTGATACGAGAGATAGTCCGACAAGGGCCTGGGATTTCCGAGTTGGATGCACTCCAGATAGCCATCAAGGCAGTAGAGATTTACGCAGCACGCCATCCGCGCCCGCCACATGTAACGATTACGCAGGCCGCAGAGATGCTAGGCAAGAACCGCCAGACCGTAACGAAAATGATGACGTTCTATCGCGTCAAACGGAACAAATGCGGACAGATTCCCATTGAGGAAATAGACCGACTACTTGCTTCGGATCGGTAGCACCAGTGCTGCTCTAACGCCGTCACCAAGGTTTTCCTTCTTGGTGCTGCGCCGGAGAAGCTGAAAATCTCGGGTTAGGGTTTGATCGTCGTGCAAGATACCGCGCCTATATAGAATGGCCCTGAGTGCTGCCCGCTTCCGCGCCTTATAGTTAATGCGAATATCCGGGTACGCATGGTCGATCCAACGATCAAGCACTGCTTTCAAGGTATCCAACAGGCCGCCTCTACCGTTGCGCATCTTTAGAACATAACGCACAAAATTCCGTTCCGTGGGCGCGCAGTTCGATAGCAGTATACAAGCGCGTAGCATACGTTCAGAAACGGACTCGGCTATGTGTATGTAAACTCCCGCTTTACGCACTGCCGCCTTATCCATCACCTCCCCGGTTTCGAGGTCCACCCAAGTATCTGGTTGGGTGTGGTAGACCGGGTTACTAGATCGTCTAATCTTCCAACCCGCGGTTTGAAGGATGGTTCTCGGTTTTACCTTGAACACTCCTCCGACCGGGACATAACGGAGTCGAGCCTCTGTCTCGGGCGCATCTTCGTTAGCAGATAAATTCCCTTTGCTCCCATATTCCCGACGGGGCTTCGGCTTATAGTTAGCACGATGCTCCGCTAGTTCTTGCTCCGTAAATCTGTACGTCTTGAATAGATGCGGATACCTCTCCTTGTCTGGATCTACAATCAGCTTACCGACTGCAGACAGTTCCCTGATTCGCTCCATGACATCGAAAGTCAATGCTGGACAATCTCCAAAAAATGTGGTGGAAAACACCATATCTGAAGAGCCGAAAGCCTTGCTGCGTAAGGCTTCCAACGATTTCGCTATACTATATATACCGTATAAAACTCTTATTTTCGTAAGAGTCAAAGCACGACACGGGTTATAGACTGCCTACTTTTTAGGCAACCTCTCTACGGATGAGAGTAATTCTCATTCAGGCGGGGGTATGGTGATTTGCAGAGGTAATTTCCGGCGACACCGGCTGGTCAGTCTTGAATTATGCGAAAACGCAAAATTGCACAAAAGTTACGGAAGAACGGGCCTCTCCGGGATGGTCAAACCCAAATCAGCCCGGATTACGTCGGCAGTTCTCTGGGGTTGTCCGTAGCGAACACATGGTCTGAGGCGATGTCGCAATTCGCCTCTTTGACGAGGTGCAGCCAAAGCCCCGGAATCAAATTTCCCCGGCAATGGCCCTCCCACTGCTCCCATAGCTCCTTACGCTTCTCCATCGGGCTATCTGCGACCTTGGCTCGCCCTCCCTTGGTACGTTGCGCACCAAGACCGAGACGCCGTGTAAGCTGGCTGTCCTCCCGTACGAGTTTCTCCCGTGCGGAGATTTTCGGATTCGGCTTCTCGGTCGATAGGTCTCGCGTCGGGACCGTGTATCCCTCTCGGTCAAGTTCCTCAGTTAGCTTATCGATCTGCGCCCGTACCATAGCAAGCCGCTTTGCCTGCATCTCATCCACTGTGGTCCACGATACGCGCATCGCAAGGATCGCGGTCAGGTGTTCATTCTTGCTCGCCAATTAGCGCGCCTCCTTGTTCTGAATGTTGTTCATCATCTTCCGCAGTACGTCGGGCAGCCTCCGCCTAGCCATATGCCGATTCGGGAGATGCTCGATATACACTCGACTCTCGCGAATCCTGCGCCGACCGCGCGGGCAGTGCTGCGCCATGCTAGATATCTTCGTGGCGGGTGTTGAGGTCGTCACTTCCCGCCCTCCTTCTTCGTCCGGCCCTCCAATTCGGTTTCGATAATCTCTACACGGGCCATAATCTTCCGGGCGTCCTCTGGCTGTTTCTCGCAGAGCGCCGCAAATGTGTACGCCAGCACGTCGCGTTCGGCCCGTAGCTGCCCAATAGTTCTCTCCACCCTCACGACACCGCCGACAAAATACGTTGGAGTTCGGCATGTGCTGCATCTGCCGCCTGCTTACGGGACAGTTCATCTTGGAGCTTGGTCAATTCCGCATGCTGCGCGTTGTACCGGTCATGAACTGCTCGTACGTCGTCCATCTCAGCAACGCCGCCCGTGAACTGCCGCCGCTTGAGGTCAAGTTCTTTCGACAAATCCGATTGCCGCCGCTTCGCCTCCTCAATTGCCGGTACCAGCCGGGACGCATCTCGAAGTCCTCTACCAGATTCCACTCCGGCCCGGAGGCGTCGCAGTTCCTCAGCGACCCGTGCAATTGACGGTTCAAGCTCCGGTTTCGTGCCCGGTTGCCTGTACGTACCGTCCGGGTTCACATAGTCCGAGGCAAAATGGAAAATACGCTCGGCATCTTTCGGGATCTTCGGAGCCTTCGGTGTGAAAAGCTTACTTATCAATATAGTTATCCTTATCGATTATGGGCCATCCAAGATGGACAGCCCCTTGTATGGTTACTGGAGGGTAATGACCTGCGGTACAGCGACGATCGTCGCGTCTGCGTACTTGGTGATCTTCAATGCGGTCTTGTTCTCTTGCAGGAGGTGGACCACCTTCGGACCATCCGGCGTATCTACGGCGATCTCGGCTTGATTGCTGCGCTCGATCCACTGCGGACCATCGAATACGGCCGTTCGCTTCACGTCCACCAGGATCAGCTTTCCGTCCGGTACGGCAAGAGATGGAATAGCTTGGAGTGTTTTGTACGTGCCACCACGCGGGCCGATGTTCGGGTTGGCCGCGTCCTGCAAGCCCGTAAGCGTCACCGGATTTCCGATCCAGCACGAAGTACGCAAATCACCGTCAAAGGCCGCGAAGCCCTCCTTCACGCTCGCAGCAGCCTTGCCATGCTTCGTAAAAAGATCAATCATGGCCACGTCCGTCGCATTGTTCGCCGCCATTTCAAGCTGTTCCTGCACGTACTGCACAACGGCCGTGCTGTAGTTCGTGGCCGCAAGAAGCGTGTCATCGAACACCATGACGACGCCAAATTTTCGGAAACTCGAAAGCACCGCATCGATCGTCGGCGGCGACGGCCGGGAACGTGTCCCCCTCACCAATCTCAACCGCCTGCAACAACTTGTCTTGCGTCAGCGCACGCACATTCGGCGGAAGCCGCAGCGCGCCCATCTGAGCCAGTGCGGTAATGATCGGCGTCGTAGTCGGCGGATAAAGCACACCGGGAGCTTGCTCGGGCCGGTAGAGTTCCGGATTGTTCCCGGTCGTGGCAACCGGAACAGCAGCCTTGGTAACCATTGCTCCCGGCCCCTGCTCATGACGCCGCAGGGTAAGCCCCTCTGACACGACAGGCCGGCCGCCCTTCTCGACAATCTCGCGAATTCGCGAACTCTCGATAACGCCCTTACTGTCTGTCGTCAGACTCTTGGCTACTTGCATGAGACCCGGAACAACGCCTACGCCCGTTACCTCCTGGGCTTGCGCCGGGGTCCAGTTCTTCGCGATAGCCCACTGGATTTGTTGGGCGGCGTTAAGATGCTTGATGATTTCTTGGTTGATGGATTCTTGAATCAAATGCAGTCCTTAGTTGTTAGTGGTTGATGCCGGAAAATCAAGTACGAACCCGCCCCGGCTTAGACGGGTTCGCGGTACAGGTCAGTTACAGCAGACCGTTACGGATTTGGTATGCATATCCGCCCTGCTCGGTAATCCGCTTGTGAACCTGGATGTCGATAAGCCCCTGAATCTGCGAAGCCAAATATTTCAGATCCTCCGCTGTTAGAACGTTACCGCCTCCGTTCAGATTGAGCGTGAGATTTGTTCTCTCACCCGCCGACGACATAGAGGCGACAGGAGACGGCGCGAGCGTTGCAGCGATACCGCCCGACGCGAAGTGCGCCATATGACCGGAGTTGATCGACTCAAGCAGGCTACGGTACTTCTTCGTTGACGCTGCATTGACGACGAACTCGCCGTTAGAGAGCATCGCGGGGATGCTGTCGCTTGTACCAGTGCCGGGACCGCTAATTGCACCGCCCGACGCGAAATGACCAACCGGGCCGCCTTCGCTGAAGAATCCGAACGAACTGCCGATACTCTGGATCGCGAATACCTCAGCCTGACGGAGCGCGATCTTCGCAAGGTCAGCAAGGATGCTCGCCGTGAATTTCTTGAAATTGCCCTCGCCGCTCGTAATGAACTGCTCCAAGGCACTCTGCGAATCCTGCCACGCAGTAACAAAGGCCGTCTTGGCAAGTTCCGCGTTCGTCATGGCGTCGCCGCCGAGTGACGATAGACCATCCTTCATCTGAGCCTCGAAGCTATTACGCCGCGCCTCCTCACGGGCAAAGAATCGTTCCATTCCCGCGCTGCGCTCCGCGAGATATGCCTGTTCCGCTCGGAGTTTTTCCGCGTATTGCTTCATATCCGAGGTAGGATCGAGCGCGTATTGTTCGACCAACTGCCGCACACGCTGCTGATACTGTTGTTGCAACGCGTACCGTGCGTCGAATTCGGCCTTCGCCCGTGCGGTCATGTTGCGGGTTGTGTCCTGATATTGGTACGCATCCTCCTGCTGCGTATTCATCTGGTCTAGGCCCATGACGTAGCGGCGCACATCAATGTCACGTCGCTGCGACAGACCCGCCAACGTATCTTGCAAACTCGAATCCAAGCCCTTGCGTTGAAGCTGGAGTTTTTCAACTGCCGCCGCCGCTTCCGTGTAGGCTCGCTTGTCTGACGAAGATCGAAGCGCATCGGCACGTCTGTTCGCGAGTGCAATTTGGTCGTCCAGCGCAGATTTTTGCAGGTCGGTAAGCTTGCGGTAGTATGTCTCCGCGTCGATTACGCCTAGCTGTCGCTGGGCCTGTAGCTGCTTCTCCGCCTGCTGTTCGATAATCTGCCGAATCGCCAAGCCTGTCTGCGTCTCTGCATTCAATGCCGCGATTGCGGAGCCGCCGCCGCGCTTCCGAGTCGGAGTGATGTGTTCGGTATCGAAGGCGATCATCTGCTTTCGCTGGGCCTCCAACTGCGCCCGGACAGACTCCGTCATCTTTCCCTGCTTCGTCAGCAACGAAATGCGCGTGTCGATGATCGCGTTATCACGATTGACCGCATCCGTAAGGCGTTGTTGCGCCGACTTTGTGCGTTCGTACTCTGCCGTCACGGTCCGGAGCGAATCGGCCAATGCTGCCTTATCCGCAGCTTCTCTAGCGGCGGCCTCTTGACTGGCCTTGTTCGCGTCAACGATCTTCTGTTGAGCGGCAATCAGCGGGCCGTAATCCGTGTAGTCCCCCGGCATACGCCCGCCAAGTTGGGCGGCTTGCTTCGACTTGAGGTCGTTGAGGATGTCGAGATCAGTGGACTTACCAGCAAGCGCGCGCGAATAGCGTTGCATTGAGGCTGTAACGTTATCCCAGAATCCTGCCTGATGCTCCGTGCTGGCCTTGGTTTCGCGCTCGATATCGGCCAACTGCTGCTGGATGAGAATCTTGAACGCTTCATGCTTTTGGCCCGTCTTTTCAAGAGACTCGATAAGCGCCATGTTGGCGTCTGACATCGAGTGGTGCGTGCGTTGGTACTCCTCCGCCGCGCGCTTAACCTCGTCCTGCTGCTTCAAGAGCGATTCCACGGTCTTATCGAATGCCTCTCCCGAGGACTTCGACATCGCCAACGCCACGGCCCCAACCTGCGGGAAAATATCAGCAGTTACGCGCCCCGTCGCCACCAGTTGATTAAGCCCGTTCGTCGCCGTGCTGATACCGACACCGAACCGCTTAGACAAGTCCTCCGCAAGCCCCTGGATGGATTCCCGTGTCTGTTGCGCGTAGCCGCCCGTGGAGTTCATCGCGTCGTTAAACGCCTTGTACTGTGCGTTGGCGTTGGAAATGCCCTTGTAAAACGCGTAAGCTGCCGTACCGGCCGCCGCGAGCCCCAAAGCCAATGGGTGCGTGGTGTACTTCATAGCGTCGACCTGCTCCGCCATCACCATCATGGAACCGGCGAAGTTCTTCCAACTGCCCGTTGCGGCTTCGTGAGCGAGGACCATCATTTCGCGCCGTGCACCAACACTGTTCAAGTTGAGTTCGTGCGTTTTCTTCGATGCATCCGCAATAGCCGCTGCCTGCGCTGCAAATGCCTGAGTAACGCCTCGCGCGGCGGCTTGTTGGTTGAGCATTTCCAGGCGCGTCTTGCCTGCTGTGGCCTGGAGTCGGTCGTACTGGTCTACGAGCTTCTTTGCTTCGCGTGCGGTGAGGTTGTAGCCGTTGCTGGCGGCTTCTCTCATTGCCTGCGTAACGGCTTCCTGCCTGCGGAATACTTCGATCTGCGATGCGTTAAGCTGGGCGTTTGCTGCCCGGATTTGATTTACACCGGCCTGTACGCCAGACGCATCGACCGAGTACCGAACAGTGGTATTGTTGTTACTGATGCTCACTTACCTCCTTTCTTGTTGAGTGCTGCATGGATTACCTCTGTAGATCGATCCGCCGCCCGCTGCTTCATAGCTTCAAAGGCTGGCCGGATGAACGGCTTCGCCGGCATCTTTGACGTCCCGTTTTCGAGCCAACCCGCAAGCGCACGGCGAGATACCTTTTTCTCATTCGGACCTTTGGGCTTGGTATCGCCCACAAATGTTGCAATGTACGTAGCGATGAGACCCGCGACGCTATCCTCTTGATCGTAGGCGACAGTGAGGCCCGCCGCCAAATCTCCGGATTCTCTCGGGACGCGTAAAGCAATCTCATTTTTTATCACTGTGACTCCGGCCGCCGCAGCCTGCCGTAACGTCGATTCCGAGAAGGTGTGATCAAGCGCGGCGATTGCGTTAGCAAGTGCGTCCGGGTTGTCTACGGAGTACGATTTTCCGCGTGCCAATTGCTATTCAGTTTTCCTTTGTTATATGAGGCCTGTCCCGTCGATGACGAGAAAGTGCAAGTGGTACGTCTCATTGAATCCACTCCAGTTCGGCGGAGTTCCGGCCCAGTCCTGCTGATACCACGTAACCGTATCCCCGGCTGTTCGAAATAGCGTGAGACTCGGCCGATATGTACCGTCTCCGGAAATGAGACTGTGGCACGGGAACGGACAGGAGACCAACACGGGGCGGCCGTAGGAGCGTGATTCTTGGGGCGGATGCGGGTAGCCGGTTGTCTCCCATCCATACCCAGGCTTGTACTGGATATGAAGAACATCCAACACTCGGTAGAACGGTCGTGACGAATCAGCAACCAATGCGCCAGTCTCGGAAAACACCTGCAATCCGAAATTGCCACCCACTGGCGGAGTCGTGTCGAACACGAAGAATCGAACCGTCGCCTGCTGCCATGTGACGATACGTACCGTGTGGAGATTGCCCTCCTGTTTGTGTTCCCAGACTGTCGCCCCGACTCCCCCATCTGTCGAAAACGCGTACAGCGGGGTCCGTGCGGTGAATGAGAACGTTACCGACCAGAATGTTCCGTCGAACGGCTTATTAACGTCGTTGTACGCAACGCGCAACCCCGTACTCTGAGTAACCGCCGTAAACGACTGCGTACACTGAAAGTTCGGTGTGGTCCCGTCGATCTGGTAAAGTCCACTGTCGGTGAATGCTTGGAATCCGACTGACAATCAGTACACTCCGTAGACGAGCATACCGGGCATAGGCGTGTAGAAGTTACCGTCGTGGTATGAATACCGCCACCGGATACCGTTTGCATCTATGTCAACGATGGGGACCGGAGCATTTTGAGATACGTGTCGAAATAGCCAGTCGGGCGCGAATGTCCAGAATGGTGTACCGCCAGACAGGTCAACGTCAACGCGGCCGGAGTCCCCCGCCTGCCATCGCGCGCCGGCAGTCCCCCGTTCATCAATGCGCGCCACCCCAGCAACACGACCGGCACGCGTTGACGCATCGAGTACCGTGCGGCCGTTCTGGTCGAATATCTGTAGTCCGACGCTCAATGCGCGATTCCCTGGCCGTATTCGAGGTAGCATGCAAGCGCGCGCCGGATGACCTCAGACACGTCTACGTCGTCATCTACCGCACGTTGCCGCATAGCTCGCCGCATATCGGCATGGACCTTGAATGAGATTACACGCGCCTCTCCAGACTGCGCGCTTTTCATACGGGACTGCATCCCAGTTGATTCAAGCATAGTTTTCCTTATGGGTAATACCAACGGTTAAACAAAATGGACCGGCTGCCACACCATTGCAGCGTTACCGATCCACACGCACAAACAAATGAGCAACAGGATTCCGTGCTTCACGCAGCCTCCCGCGCGATATCGCTTGCGTTCATCGCCGCATCCAGGGCCGCATATTTCGATTCAAGCTCGTCAAGCTCAGTCGCAAGCGCCAGCATGCGGTCCTCCATATCCGACGACATACACATAGCGATTTCGAACGAGGACATACGGTCTACGTCCTTCCCTGCAAACACCTTGCGAGCGTCTACCTTCTTCCGGTCAGGCGAGGCAAGCCAACCATGCTCCCCACAAAGACCGCCGTGCGAAAACGCGATACGGGCGCGAACAAGTTGCGTATGTGCGGATTGATGCATGCTGCTCAT